CTTGCGGAACGGCAACTGACGAAATGGGCAAAGCATGTTGGTAACGGGATGAGTGTTCCGCCAGTGCGACGACAACTGGAAGGGGCGAAACACCCGAAAGGGCCAACGCCAATTGAATGGCTGAAACAGGAATACGAACGCCGGAAGGCAGCTGGTTTTATTTGAATCTGAGAAGCGATTTTGTAGGAGGAAATTTTAATGGAAACCGTTTTTGACGCACTGAAAGCAATGGGAAAAGCCAGCTCTGTTGGACTGGCTGAGCGGCTTGATATCAGTCGTGAAGAGGTTCTCAACGAACTGTGGGAACTCAAAAGAAATGGCGTTGTTGATAAAGCGGGTCACATCTGGTTTCTGGCTGGCGAAGGTGAATCCGGGGTAACCGAAGAGCAGCCAGAACAGTCTGAAGTACCGGATGTGCTGACCGGGGAGATCGAACAAAAAGTTACCGCAGACATGATGATTGAGTTTATCGGTCAGGAGGGGGCTAAAACGTGTGAGGAACTGGCGGATAAGTTCGGTGTTAGCATTCGCAAGGTTGCTTCCACGTTGGCGGTGGTAACCGCAACGGGACGCCTGGCACGCGTAAATCAGAACGGTAAATTTCGTTACTGCATGCCGGGCGATAATTTACCAGCAGAGCCGAAAGCCGTGCCGGTAACGGAAAATGATGGTAAGGCCTTTCCTCAGCCAGCAGGTGTTGCGTTACCAGTACAGGAATCTGCAACACAGGAAGATATTAAAACAGAAACAGTGGCGGACATTGTGCAGTCGTTGCCATCGTTTACCGAAACGCAAGCAGATGAGCTGATTTTTCTGTCCCTGTGCAGGGCAAACCTGGCGCTGCGCAGGGCGAAAAGTGATGTTCAGAAGTGGGAGCGAGTCTGTGCCGCGCTGCGGGAACTGAACAAACACAGGGATATTCTCCGGGATATTACCGCCACCAGAGAGCTGCTGCGGTGAGTGGCTGGAAGAAGTGGCGCTGGGCGGAAATTATGATACTCCGGCAGTGTGCGGGAACGATGACAGTCGAAAGCATCGGCAGTCTGATTGGCCGTAGTGGGGCTGCCGTCAGGACGAAAGCGCGGGAACTGGGTATCTGCATGATGTTACGGGGTGATTATCACCAGTCAGCCAAATGTTCACAGCGTGATATTGAGCTGGCGCGGCAACTGCATCAGCGTGGCGTACCCCGACGGGAAATTGCCGAAAAGTTTGGGATGAAGTTGGGCGCAGTGAATAACTACGTTTATTTCGACAGGAGGGTTCAGGCGTGAGGGTGAGAATTTATATCGCCGGTCCGATGACGGGATATGAAAATTTCAACCGTGAGGCGTTTCACAGGGCGGAAGAAGCACTGAAACGGGAAGGGCATACCGTTTTAAACCCGGCAGTACTTCCGGACGGACTGACACAGCCACACTACATGGATATTTGCATGGCGATGATACGCTGCGTGGATGCGATTTACATGCTGAAAGGCTGGCAGCGGTCGGCAGGCGCTAAGGCAGAACTGGCACTGGCGGAGAAACTGGGACATGCGGTTATTTTCCAGGAGGCAACCAGTGAGAAAAATTAATTATCAGACGCTACGTGAGATAGCAAAACTGGCAACCCAGGGCGAATGGGTCGCATTCATTTCGCCGGGCACTGATACATATGCGGTGCATACGCCGGGGGATGAACGTTGCGGAGACATTATCAAATGGCCTGGCTTTGATGACCAGAAAAATGCAGAGAACAACGCAGAATTTATTGCAGCTTTCAACCCTGAAGTAGTACAGGCACTGCTGGATGAACGGGAAGCCCAAAGCAAACGTATTGCAGAGCTGGAAGCTAATCTTGTGGCGCTGGCGGCGGAGAATGCACTTGCTCGTAAAGCAGTTCAGGCATTCTGCGATGTTGTTGGCGACAACACCGAGGTTATCTGCGAGGAGGTTGGGAGAGATGGCGTTCTGGTTATTTTGGAGGCCATGAAGGCAACAGGAAATATGCCTGCCACCGATGCTTTCCTGGCTGAAGTACGAGCGCAGGGCGTGGAGATGTTTGCGGAGTGTGCATACACACTTGAACATCATGATCACGCAGTAGCCTTCGCCGCTGAGCTTCGCAAAGGAGGCAACCAGTGAGCAAGATTGACTATCAGGCATTGCGTGCTAAGGCAGAAAAAGCAACGTGTGGCGAGTGGTCGCTCGAATATGGAGAGGGACGATTTGATGGTGATGATGCGCTAATTCATCGTGAAGTTGCTGGATATATTCCCATTTGCAGAATTGAAGGAGCGCATCCTGAAAGCGGTTTCGATGAAGATTTCCAAATGGAACAGCAGGCCAATGCTGAATTCATCGCCGCAGCCAATCCAGCTACCGTGCTGGCGCTGCTGGATGAACGGGAAAGAAACCAGCAATACATCAAACGCCGCGACCAGGAGAACGAGGATATTGCGCTAACGGTAGGGAAGCTGCGTGTTGAGCTGGAAGCAGCAGAGAAGCGGATTGCTGAGCTGCAGGCGCGGGACGTTAAGCCAGTTGCATGGATGAGGAATGCTAACGTCACATCATTCATGTCGAGGTTCACAACCGATGAGAAATATGCAGTTGAGCAATGGGGTGATGATGCAGTTGCCCTCTATCCACTCCCTGTAGCTTTCATCCCTGCATGCTTTACAGACGAAAGAAATCTCATGCATATCAACGAGCGCGGGCGAGAAACGTCACTTATCTGGAGTAAGCAGAACTCAGACAGCGGCGACATTAAACTTTTTCGTATCGCCGCCGCAGCCGGTAAAGGAGAGGAATCATGAGCACTATCACAAGAGAATGGCTGCAGCAGGCTATCAACGATTATGAAAGCGTTCGTGATGAGCTTCCTTTCGGGCTTGATGATTACCAGGGGAATATCCTGGCTTCCCTGCGTATCGCACTGGCATCTCTGGAAGCAGAGCCGGTGGCGTGGAAGGTAACATTCACGCAAATTGACCGTGAATATAACACGTTCACTGGTATGTATTCTGACAAAGCAGAAGTCGAACGGTGGGTGCGGCTGCATAAAGCATGTAATTTTCGGGCAGATATAACACCGCTTTATACCGCCAAGCCAGTGCCGGTAACTCCGGATGGTTGGATAAGCTGTAGTGAGCGAATGCCGGATACCAAAACAGCCGTTCTTGTTGCCAGGGAGTTTGACAGGAAAGGTGACTGGCGAATGAAATGGGCGACTTACATCCCGGGGCATCCTGACGCTAATGATGGGTGGGTAGTACCTGGTGCGTCGTGGATACCATCACACTGGATGCCGCTACCAGAACCGCCGCAGGAGGTGCGCCAATGAGCTGGCCTGAGGCCTTCTCAAATGTTGGTATTGCAATGGCGGTGGCGCTGGTGGTGTATTCGATTTGCCGCTGGGGATAAATCGCCGAAAAAAGATCCCGCCACAAACATGAGCCGGGATCTTTGATTTATATAGCCTACGAATCCGCAGTAAGAGAGGGGCAGACGGTTTATTCTAACACCGGAATGATGTGGGTAAAAGTTTATAAGAAATCGGTTTCATAACTTTGCCCACCATGATAGATACCGACAATAAAGACTTTTCTGCCATCAACGGCAAAAGCAATAATCGTTCTGTGGCGGAAATGAGTTACCCGCATCCCCTGGCGAATATCATCGCGTTTATTGCCCCGATGCGGGAATGTAGAAAACCCATCAAGATAATCAAGAAGCGCATTGGCATAATTGTCAGCAATGATGTTCCCTGCTTTCTCCGTTATATATCTGTGCAGGTTGATTATTTGTTGTTCGGCCTCAGGAGTAATGATGACTTCATATGTCATGCAGATTACTTCCCGGATCGAATCGCGACGCGAACCTGTGAAATGGAGCGTCCGTTGTTTGGGTTTTCGCGGATAGAATCAAGAGAGGGGGCGGCTGAATGCGTTAACCACGCTTCGATTGCTTTATCGCGCTCATTCAGTGCGCGAAGCCCTTCACGAATGACCTCGCTTTCTGAAGCATAGGCGCCGGAAGCCACACGGGCGCGCACCATGTCAGCCATCTCGTTAGTTAATGTAATGCTGAATTGTTGGGTTGTACGCATGGTAAACCTCACGGAGTAGGATAGAACACTATTCGATGATAGCACGCTGCCTGTTGACGACAACAGAAATCAGAGACAATATTGCCGCACGCCAGCCTGAACAACTGGCACCTGCTGCGCCAGCAGAGACAACCGATGGCGCAAGATACCAAATTACACAATTCGGATAACTCCACCGCCCCTGCCAGCAGGCACGGGCGGCGTTCTCATGCATTCAAATCTGACTGGTTCCAGCATGACCCATGCACTGAAGAACAGGCCGAATGGCTGATCCAGTGCTGCCGCAGACGTGGTTACGAGTTTCAGAAAGATCTCAGCTTCGATCGTCGTCACTGGATAATCTCCGTCAGGCTCCCTTATTCCGAACGCCCACCGCGTCCGTCCCGCACATTCCAGCAGCGCATCTGGAGGTAACGTGCGGGTATTACTTCGACCTGTTCTGGTACCGGAACTCGGGATGGTGCTCCTTAAGCCGGGCCGTGAATCAATGTCAGCATTCCATAACGGCAGAATATTGGTGGAACCGGAACCGAAAAACATGCGCGGTCTGCCGTCCGGAGTCGTTCCTGCCGTTCGCCAGCCGCTGGCAGAGGATAAAACATTACTGCCATTTTTCAGCGATGAGCGGGTTATTCGTGCAGCAGGTGGTGCAGGTGCACTGTCTGACTGGTTATTACGTCACGTGAAATCCTGCCAGTGGCCACACGGTGATTATCATCACAGCGAAACCGTCATTCACCGTTACGGTACCGGCGCGATGGTGTTGTGCTGGCACTGTGACAACCAGCTGCGCGACCAGACATCAGAATCACTCGATCAACTTGCTCAGCAGAATCTGGTTGCCTGGATGATTGACGTCATCCGTCACGCAATAAGCAGTACGCAGGAGAGGGAGTTATCGCTGGCCGAATTATCCTGGTGGGCGGTCTGCAATCAGGTGGTGGATGCACTACCTGAGGCAGTAGTGCGTCGTTCGCTGGGATTACCAGCGGAAAAAATCCGCTCCGTATACCGTGAGAGCGACATCATACCGGGAGAGCAGGCCGCCACCAGCATACTGAAGCAGCGCACAAAAAATATTGCGCTGCCACTTCACGTCCACCAGCAACAAAATCCCCCCCAGGAAAAGACGTTAGTAAGCATCGCCGTTGATCCGGAGTCTCCGGCTCAGTACCTCCAGCGCCAGAAACCACAACGGGAAGAGATGCCTGTATACACGCGCTGGGTAAAAACGCAGAAATGCATGACGTGTGGCAATCAGGCAGATGATCCGCATCACATCATTGGTCATGGACTGGGAGGTATGGGAACAAAGGCTGACGATTTGTTTGTTATTCCGTTATGCCGTAAATGCCATAACGAACTACACGCCGGGGTAAAAGATTTTGAAGAGAAACACGGCAGTCAGCTGTTGTTGCTGATTCGTTTTTTAATGCACGCGAGAAATTCGGGTGTTCTGAAGTGGAAAGCATAAATGACCGAGCGCATAGAATTTGTTTTGCCTTACCCGCCGACGGTGAACACTTACTGGCGACGCCGTGGCAGCACATATTTTATATCGGAGGAGGGAAAGCGCTATCTCCGGGCAGTGGCGCTTATTGTTCGCCAGCAGCGGCTGAAATTAAGCCTGTCCGGACGGCTGGCAATAAAAATTATTGCAGAGCCACCGGATAAGCGTCGTCGTGACCTGGACAATATTCTGAAAGCACCGCTGGATGCGCTGACGCATGCGGGAGTGCTTATTGATGACGAGCAGTTTGATGAAATCAATATTGTACGTGGCAAGCCAGTATCTGGTGGACGGCTGGGGGTGAAGATTTACCCCATAATGCTTGAAGGGCAGGTCAAAAAATGAAACTGGAAGATTTACCGAAATACTACTCCCCAAAATCCCCCGGCCTGACTGATGCATCGGCCTCAACGTCGAAAGATGCGCTGAGTATCACTGATGTGATGGCCGCGCAGGGCATGACACAGAATCGGGCTGAGATGGGGTTTTCTGCGTTTCTTGGGAAAATGGGCATTAGTATGAATGACAGAGAACGGGCAACAGAATTGCTGACAGAATATGCACTCAGTCGGTGTGATTGCGTGGCGGCGTTAAGAAAACTCCCGGCAGAAATAAAACCGGCAGTGATGCGTATTATGGCTTCGTATGCGTTTGAAGATTATGCCCGTAGCGCGGCGAGCAAAAAACAGTGCTCCTGTTGTCATGGAAAAAAATTTATTGAAAGCGAGGTTTTTACAAACAAGATCCAGTATCCGGATGGTAAGCCGCCAGTGTGGGCAAAGTGCACAAAAGGCGTGTATCCGTCTTACTGGGAGGAATGGAAAAAAGTCAGGGAGGTGGTAAAAGTTGCCTGTCCGGAGTGTGGCGGAAAGGGGGAGGTTTCCACCGCCTGTAAAGATTGTCGTGGGCGCGGTGTTGCCATTCATCGTGAAGAGTCTGAAAAACGGGGTATGCCTGTTATCAGGGACTGCCAGCGTTGTGGTGGTCGTGGCTATGAAAGATTGCCGTCAACAGAGGCATTTAATGCTATATGCGAGGTGACAAACCAGATAACACGCGCGTCATGGGAAAAAACAGTTAAGAAATTCTATGATGCGCTGGTGAGCAAGTTTGATATTGAGGAAGCATGGGCTGAGAGGCAGTTAAAAAAGGTAACCAGGTAACAAGGTTGATTTTTCCGGAATCTGTGGTAAATTTGCCCTAACGATGGGCGTTTTATGCCTGACGTTAGAAGACTTTTTACACCCGTCGCCAGGCGGGTTTTTTTATGACTGAAATCACTCCAGTACAGTAAACGCGCTGGCGGCGGTGAATACCGGTCTTTCAGCTTGCTGGCTTTTTCGACAAGAGTTATTGGTGTGTCACGTTAACCGGAAAAGGGAAAAAGACATGCTGAAACAGCAGGATATGACCGAAACCGCCAGAGTGGTGTTTAATGAATTAAGCGTCACCGAACCGGCGACAGTCGGGGAGATTGCGCAGAATACGTACCTTTCACGCGAACGCTGTCAGTTAATACTGACCCAGCTTGTTATGGCGGGTCTGGCAGACTATCAGTTCGGTTGTTACAGACGCCTTCAGTCCTGAAGGCTTTTTTATTTGTGGTAAATGGGCGGCTGGTGGGTGTTAGGGGCACTCACCAGCCATCTGCTCATGCGTCCGGATCACAAGCAAACCTCAGGCCCACTGCTTTGCGCAAAAGCAGAATGAGCCTATCAGAGACAGGCTTAATGATCCATGTTTAATACTGTAAAAATATCCAGTTGTGAGTTGATCAACGCTGACTGCCTGGAATTTATCCGGTCGTTACCCGAAAATTCTGTTGACCTGATAGTCACGGACCCGCCGTACTTTAAAGTGAAGCCTGAGGGCTGGGATAACCAGTGGAAGGGCGACGATGATTACCTGAAGTGGCTGGACCAGTGTCTGGCGCAGTTCTGGCGGGTGCTGAAACCTGCCGGAAGTCTTTACCTGTTCTGTGGCCATCGCCTGGCATCTGATATCGAAATCATGATGCGTGAACGCTTCAGTGTGCTGAACCATATTATCTGGGCAAAGCCGTCCGGACGCTGGAACGGGTGCAACAAGGAAAGCCTGAGGGCGTATTTCCCCGCCACAGAGCGCATTCTGTTCGCGGAACATTATCAGGGGCCGTATCGTCCGAAAGATGCCGGGTATGAGGCGAAGGGCAGGGCACTGAAACAGCATGTGATGGCTCCGCTGATTGCTTACTTTCGTGATGCGCGTGCTGCCCTGGGGATAACGGCAAAACAGATAGTGGATGCCACAGGAAAGAAAAACATGGTGTCGCACTGGTTCAGTGCCAGTCAGTGGCAACTGCCGAACGAAAGTGATTATCTGAAATTACAGGCGCTGTTTGCCCGGGTGGCAGAAGAGAAGCATCAGCGGGGTGAACTGGAGAAGCCCCACCACCAGCTGCTGGAGACGTATACTTCACTGAACCGGCAGTATGCGGAACTGCAGAGTGAATATAAGCATCTGCGGCGGTATTTTGGCGTGACGGCGCAGGTGCCGTACACCGATGTGTGGACGCATAAACCGGTGCAGTACTATCCCGGGAAACATCCGTGCGAAAAACCGGCAGAAATGCTGCAGCAGATAATCAGCGCGAGCAGTCGTCCGGGGGACCTGGTTGCAGATTTTTTCATGGGGTCGGGTTCGACAGTCAAAGCCGCGATGGCACTGGGGCGTCGTGCAACTGGTGTTGAGCTGGAGACTGAACGTTTTGAGCAGACGGTCAGGGAAGTTCAGGATTTAGCCAGTCAGAACGGATGATATTGCAGGATTAGTTACGTACCGTTATTATCCTGCACCCGGCCCTTTAGCTCAGTGGTGAGAGCGAGCGACTCATAATCGCCAGGTCGCTGGTTCAAATCCAGCAAGGGCCACCATATCACATACCGCCATTAGCTCATCGGGACAGAGCGTCAGCCTTCGAAGCTGGTTGCGCGGGGTTCGAGTCCTCGATGGCGGTCCATTATCGGTATTCAGCGTTGTTAGCTCAGCCGGACAGAGCAATTGCCTTCTAAGCAATCGGTCACTGGTTCGAATCCAGTACAACGCGCCATACTTATTTTTCTGGCTCGCTTTTGCGGGCCTTTTTTATATCTGCGCCGGGTCTGGTGCCGTATTACTTCAGCCAAAAGGAACACCTGTATATGAAGTGTATATTGTTAAAATGGATACTGTGCCTGTTGCTGGGCTTTTCTTCGGTATCCTATTCCCGGGAATTTACGATAGACTTTTCGACTCAACAAAGTTATGTCTCTTCGTTAAATAGTATACGGACAGAAATATCGACTCCTCTTGAGCATATATCTCAGGGGACCACATCGGTGTCTGTTATTAACCATACCCCACCGGGCAGTTATTTTGCTGTGGATATACGAGGGCTTGATGTCTATCAGGCGCGTTTTGACCATCTTCGTCTGATTGTTGAGCAAAATAATTTATATGTGGCCGGATTCGTTAATACGGCAACAAATACTTTCTACAGATTTTCTGATTTTGCACATATATCAGTGCCCGGTGTGACAACTGTTTCCATGACAACGGACAGCAGTTATACCACTCTGCAACGTGTCGCAGCGCTGGAACGTTCCGGAATGCAAATCAGTCGTCACTCACTGGTTTCATCATATCTGGCGTTAATGGAGTTTAGTGGAAATGCCATGACCAGAGATGCATCCAGAGCAGTTTTGCGTTTTGTCACTGTCACAGCAGAAGCCTTACGGTTCAGGCAAATACAGAGAGAATTTCGTCTGGCACTGTCTGAAACTGCTCCTGTTTATACGATGACACCGGAAGAAGTGGACCTCACACTGAACTGGGGGAGAATCAGCAATGTGCTTCCGGAGTTTCGGGGAGAGGGTGGTGTCAGAGTGGGGCGAATATCCTTTAATAATATATCAGCGATACTGGGCACAGTGGCGGTTATACTGAATTGCCATCATCAGGGGGCACGTTCCGTTCGCTCCGTGAATGAAGAGATACAACCAGAATGTCAGATAACTGGCGACAGGCCAGTTATAAGGCTAAACAATACTTTATGGGAAAGTAATACCGCAGCTGCTTTTCTGAATCGCAGGGCTCACTCTTTAAATACATCCGGAGAATAACGGGAGTTAAATATGAAGAAGATATTTGTAGCGGCTTTATTTGCTTTTGTTTCTGTTAATGCAATGGCAGCTGATTGTGCAAAAGGTAAAATTGAGTTCTCTAAGTATAATGAGAATGATACATTCACAGTAAAAGTGGCCGGGAAAGAGTACTGGACTAACCGCTGGAATCTGCAACCGCTACTGCAAAGCGCACAGTTAACAGGAATGACGGTAACAATCAAATCAAATACCTGTGCGTCAGGTTCAGGATTTGCTGAAGTGCAGTTTAATTAATATCAGAAGNNGCGGAGGGGCATAATGACAGATGTTTGGTTGCGTATTGTATAGGCAAGTTGCGGATTCTGTCTGGTCATTGCAGAATTCACCGGGAGGCACCCGGCATCATGCTGTATACAGAGATTAGGCATATATCCAGGCTCCTCATCGCAGGAGCCTTTTTACATGCAAAAAAAGCCCGCGCCGGGAGACGCGGGCAGCAAGGAATAAACAACAAAACGTGAAGTAATCAATTTTTCAGCTGGCGAATAATACCCGACAGTAATCACTCTGCGCAACTGCGCGGCCTTTTTCGTATTGCGGGCTGTAGTCTTCCT